CCATGCAGCCATACTACTGTTGCATCTCCTTTACTACAGCGACAATGCGCCTTACGATTGCTATGGAAGCTGGAACGCACACACTGAACACTAAAATTGAACTAATAATTTTTATGTAACTAGGAACTTTAAGTTTACACATATCGACTTCATCAAACTTGACAACACCTATATCAAGTTTAAGATTACAGTTAGTTTTCTTCATTTTCTGAACTGCGCCAATTCCGTTTTTGAAATAATCTATCAACGTCTGACTTTTGCCTGTAGGATTATTATTGTCATCGCCGTTTTTATTCTGGTTTTTTATATTGTTGTGAGCGTTTTTCTCTTCTTGTGCTAACTCTTCTTGAGCGTTACTGCTGGCGCTTTTATAAACAACAAACGTATTGATTTTAACTTCTAATTCTACTGATGACGGATAACCATCTGGATTGTTAGCGCATATCATATCGTCGTAACCACCTAGTACAACTTCTTGAGTGTCACCTGAGTCATTATAGAGGTCTACAGTAATAAAAACAGTTTTCTCATTGCTATAAACGAAAGAAGAGGATTGAGAGCTAAGACCTATAACGATATTTTCGTTGGGCGAATAAATCGTTTTTACACGAAGATTAGCAAGATTGATAGCAGTAGCAGAAAGAACTACACGAGCATATTTATGCGCAGGGACTACGAGAGAATGTCCAAAAGCGTCGAATGTAAGCTTTTTGGCACATATCCAACCACCGGACGGAATATTCAAACCGACAGAATAATTACTATCATGAATGTAACCGGTATTATCCATAAGGTGAGTGTTGATATTAGCTGCAGAGTAACCATATTCAGGCTGAGCCATGGAAATAGCCCCTACCGTCTTGGGGACTAAGGCAAGGGCTAGAACCGCACACAAGGCTAGTAAGACGAAAGGGTGAGACTTGATGAGACGGAACATCTTATACAACTATCTGAATATCCTGACTATCTTACTAGTCATTTTTATGATAACAAAAACAGCTGGAATTACAAGCATAAACGCCATAACTAAAATAGTATTGTTGAGTACAACGTTTTCAATTCCTGGATTATAGCTCACATTACTTAAATTGCGGCAATTAGTAGACAGAATGTAAAAACCATCATCATCATGACGGACGTTATAATCATAAACGACGTGAGGAAGTCCAGAACTATCGAATGCGTTTTTGGAAGTGTAAACATGTTTTGCGAGTTGATAACAGCTAGAGTAGTGCTGAAAACGAAAGATAGGACAAAATATAGTATCATGATAACCATCTGAAGAATAACAGTTACGACCTCCATAGTTGCGATAAACGTCAATATATGGATTGGTTGGCTTAAAATGCATTACGGATAAGTTTATAAATTAAATAACACGCAGAAATTGCGAACATCGCAGGTATCAAAGCGGTGGCGTATTGCCAAACAAACTTCATTAAATCTTGATTGAATATTCCCTCGTACATAACACCTCGAAAAAATAAGCGGGGGGAGTGGATACCCCCTCAAGCTTATAACTTTGCTTTACCAGACCGAGCACCACTGATAAGACGGCGTACGACACGATAGCCGAAACCGAAAATTATCAGAGTACCAATCAAAACACCGGCGCTCACTATAACGTCCCACATCTTGGTAATATCGAACGACTTCATGAGTTCAGTGATAAAAGCAGCCATACCTACGCTAGCTCCCTCTGGAATTACTCCTTGTCACATTTACTGGTTGCACTCACTCTAGCAAACAAATCATGCAACGTCAAGCCTGTAATATCTTTCAAGTACTTCTCGAATACAAGCTGGGCTGGCTGAGTGCCGTAAAGCATACGGATAACTTGGGTAAGCTTAAGAAGCTTTACAAGATCCAATTCCTCATTTATTCTTTTGGGCATAATCTAGTACCTGCTTAAGATAAGCGTAGTCACGAGGAGAGGGAAAAAAGACAAGTTTAGAAACAGGTAACTCATCATTACCAATAATGAGTTCAAGAGCTAAATATTCCTTTTTTGACTCTTTAGAGATACGTTTAACAACGTGTAATTTAATTGTATTAGACTTATCAGAAAACATTATTACTCCTTTGTCAATAAATAAGTGTTGTAAGAAATAAACGGGGCTAACAGTAGTAAGTGGCACCGGGCACACGGGCACTATAGACAAGCTCTAGTGCCCTTGCCCTGAGTACCTTGAAAATCCCCAGAAACATTGTATTGGTAGTTGAATACCTCCCTCGTTCTTAATTTATCAAAAACAGTTAAAACGCTAGATAAAGACTTACTCATAAAGCGGTTATACTTTTTTACGAACTGCTGAGCCGTCATAGTAACTCCGACATTGTTATAATCTAGATATAATTGTGAATAATTGATATTATCTGATGCAATTGCAGACTGATAATCAAAATTAGCTTTGACGTCACATGGGTCATACTGTGACTTCTCTGGATTGTCAAGATGACAAAAATAACGCAAGATTGCACGAGTTGACTTTACTTTCTGTAACTGATTGATAGGTACTTCTAAAAGATCGCTAAACCACTTTAATGAACGAGGACTTTCAACCTGAGCAAAAAAATGAATGTGTGGATCTTTCAATTCACCAGTATCAGGTTTAATATCACCATCGTGGATTATCCAAGCATAGCGATGTGGCTCTATAGTCTGAACTAAATCGTCGATATCGTACTGGTCTAGCTTAAAGCTGAACGTAACAGCTCTTGTTTTGATAGTTTTTGACATGATGTCCCTCCTTATTTATTAGTGATAACATTATACGTCTTTTGTGTGTTTTGTCTACAATACTCCTTATTGGTTATTATCTTTTGCCTGGTATCATATGAATTATAAAGCTCATCATTATGCTTAAATATCTCAGTTCTAATCTTCTTAGCAACATACTCTGATTGTTGCTTATCGTAGGTCAAGGTCTCTCCATCTGATATAACGTTTATCTGAATATTGAATAATTTTCTGCAACGAACAATATCCTTGACCTGTTTACGCAGGCTAATATCTAACTCCTCCCAAATTTGACTACTGAAAACAATCCTGGTACGATCTTTGCGCTGTTGCGATATAGCAGTTAAAACATCGAGAGATATACCACTTTTCTTATTAAAGAAGAGATGAGCCTCATCAATTAGGATTATTTTACCTTTTGCACCAAAACTAGCGTTGAGTGCTGTTGAAAGCTGTTCAGCGGTCTGGAAATAAGCGCAGGGAAAATCTGGAATGGTTAGTTTTATGTTACTGAAAACAGCGCACTGTGGATACTCACGTCTTATCTGAATAACATAATGGATCATCGAAAGGGTTTTGCCGCTCCCTTGAAAGCCGCAGAACACCATCGAGCCTGTTGGAAATTGCTTGCGTGGAGGCATTGTCCAACGTTTTGCGAAACTTTGAAAATCTATGCGCATTTGACCTCCTATTACGTTGCAGAGGCAACCATTGCCCCAGAAATATACAGCACTCTACTCATTGACTTTTAGCACCCACCTGACGGCAATTAGTGCGAGACGAACGACCTCGATAGCGAGTTCAAGCGCAAGAAGAGTTCCAAGAAATGGCAAGAGAAGCGTTAGTGCAGGGCAATAATGCTCGGCAAGTGCTAAAAACGTCCCGACTTGCGAAAAGAACGAGAGGTCAAGCGCAGGTAGCTTAACTACTGCGAAAAGAACGAAAACAGCAGCCGAGACAGCTAACGCAATGCCAGTTTTGATAGCAATTTTGAGCCATGCAGCCATACTACTGTTGCATCTCCTTTACTACAGCGACAATGCGCCTTACGATTGCTATGGAAGCTGGAACGCA